TGCAATCTTCCTCCTTTTCTGATAAAATTGAGTATACAAATAGCCTTGTCGCTCCGAGTAATTGTTTAGCGTCTACCCGTTCACTTTGGTCGGTGGGGTAGGCGCTTTTTGTGATATAATTAAGTGAATAGAATTCATCTTTGAAGGCCTTGAGTGAAATTTACGCACATGGGAATTGGAGACCGATAGCATGCCACATAAACAAAATTTGCTTTTTTCTATCAGCAGCGATGATTTTTCGACTTTAAAAGACGCAATAATAGAACTACGCTTTAAAATTGACCAGTTTGATATTCACTACGATTCCGCTGGTCAACCATTTTACCATGATTATTCGGGTCAAAAAGTTTATGACGGAGATGTGATTAAAGAATTTATGCATTTACCTGAATTAGAGAACATTATCAAACATGTGGAAAGGGATTAGGATGTGAGCTAAACCATTTTTTTGCTTCATCAGGAGAGATCTTTTTCCACTCTTCAAATGAAATATTCGGCTTGCCGTATTTTTGGTCCCATTCTTTACTAGGCAAAAAAATGCCTTTGAAAATTGCCTGTATTGAATTCATCATCCGGTCACACAATTCACTCGTTACTGCTCCAGTATTATAATGTGATACTGAATTGCGGAGCATGAATGTAGACTGCAAATATTTCAACTGACGATCCGTAATTAAACCATTTCGGATCAGAGCCTGTAAATAGTCATAAGCGGTAGGGTCTTTGGGAAGATTTTTACGTCGAATATGATATTGCCCTAATGAAAAACTGAGTATACTTTCAATTATTCCACCCAGTCCTGTGGCGCAAACGTAAAACATAGGTAACTCATATGCTTTAAGGCACTCGTTGAGTTCTTCAACAAATTGAGGATTGTTTATCTCTTTAACGACTTCTTGAAGTGCATATTTGTTTGCGTGCAATCCAGAATCGTTAAACTTGACTAATGATTCTTCAAGCTGAAATCCAGTCTTTTTCACCGTAGATTGTGCTCTTTTATACTCAGCTTGTGCCCAAGCCAAGCCCGACTTTTCGAAGAGCCACAGGTTCTTTTTTCCTTGATCATTAAAATCAATTGATTCTGGTATTACGAGCTGCAAATTTTCATGTAAATTGCTCATAAGATATTTAACGTTTTCACTAATCGAATAGATTTTAAAAAACTGATAGGAATCTTTTTCGGGTACGGTAAAAATTCTTGTTTCTATAGAATCGTTATACTCGTTATTTTTTTGATTTTCTGCGAAGAAAAACATTCTTTCGAAGTGTTTATCAGCGCTTTGGGCCAATAGCACATAAAGCTTAGCTGGGGCGCTCATCCAAGAGAAAAAGCGCTCTTCATCTTTCGATAGGTGCATAAAATCAATTTCCTGCATATATTCCTCTTTAATAAGGTGCAAAAAGGAATCACGAACATTTTTTCCTTTTTCGAAATCAAAAAATTCATCAGCTTTTGGTTTTAGTAATTCTCTTATTTGGCCTTTAATTGTCAATTGTGTTTACCCCTCCATGTGGGCAATCTAATTATAGCTGTATACGGCTTGAATCTTGCTCAGTTAAACTGCTCGACATTTTGATCATCGTCTTGGTCACTAGCGCAAGCGGTTGTTGCGCCAGCCAACAAAACAATGAGTAAGATGGCAACTATCTTTTTTAGCATGATGACCCACATCCTTTATTTGGTATGTGGCACAAGCCCCACTCTCCGGCTTGCACGGAGACGCCGCTCGCGTGGGGAAGGAACTAAAAATGTAGTTGATGTTTATTTGGCCTCGTATTTGAATCCTCCAAAAAGCGAGGATTTAGCAAGCTCGTTGCCTGAGCTATCTTTAACAGTCACTTGTTTTAAAGTAACTTTGTTGCTTGGCATAGGAGAATATTTTTCATAAATGTTTTTTCCTGCATCCCAAGCAGCTTTTACAACATTTTTTAGCTCAGCGTCGTTAAGCGAGAGAGCGTCATCGCTCAAGACTAATTCCATTAGTTTGCGTGTTTTCGTCGTATGTAGCAGCTGTTATTGCGTTTTGAGTTTGCTGTGGAATTCCGGAAACTGCTGTAAGAAAGTTGTTGTAATTATTATTTTCATTAGTGCTTTGCGCTGATGCTAGGCTTTTACTTTCAGATTCCGCAACGGATTTGCTGCTAGCAAGTGCTACTTTCTTTTTCGATTCGGATGCGTTCGTCAATGAGCTTGCTATTTTTGATTTCACTTTAGATGAAATGGCTGAAGAACTTTTGCTTGTTGTAGCTGATGACGAATCATCATTCCCCCATGCACCCGACAACCCGCCGACAATAGAAATACCCATGATAACGGCTATTGTAATTGCCCACCAGCGTTTGTATATTGGCTTTTTCATACCGTTTCTCTTCACAATGAATCCCTCCAAAAAATTCAGCTTTTAACATCAATCAGATTTTGGACGTAAGATTGTGCTATAAAACGACTGTGTATACGACTACTTTGCCAATGATCTTGATGTTCTCTTCTTCAAGGTCTTCATAGGTATACATGATAGGACTAAATCTTTTGTCGGTGGAATCTGGAATAAAGGTCACAATCTGTTTTTGACGATCATTATAGAAATATTTGACAGCGTAGTCACCATCATCTGCGAACACAACTATGTCGCCGTCTTTAAGATCTTGAATGTCGCTGTATTGTTTGACTGCTATTAAAGAACCGTCTGGAATTATTTGGTTCATTGATTCGCCATTAACATGCATCATCAATATGCTGCTGTCTCCGGCATATCTTCCCATAACGCTATCTGGTAGTTGAATCGTTTCAACGTCATCTGAAGATAGCGGATCGACATTGCACAAGATTCCAGCCGATATCTCAGCGGGAATGTATGGATAAGAGTGAACATTTAGTTTTTTAACTTTAAAAGGATCTACAGGAGAAACTCCTATTAGGCTTTCCGGAGTTGTGTGTAAAGCACTTGCAAATTTATCAACATAGTTTAATGGAAACTCACGAGTTCCATTGAAGTAGCGAGACACAGACGATTTTGCCATGTCAACACGGCGTGCTAGTTCACTGATTGAAATCCCTTCACGGTTGCGAAGATCATTCAAAGTCTTGATTATTTCATCATTTGTTTTCATGTATCTCACCTCAAGAATGATTTTAACACCGTTCCCGATTGTGCACAATAGGGGCACCAAAAAACAATATCTGAATATTTTTTTGAAATAATCGTTGACGAATGGGAACACGGATGATATTCTTTAGATGTTCCCAAAAGGAAACGAAAGGAGGCAATCCAATGACACTAAATTTAAAACGTCTTCGCGCTGAACGTATCGCAAAAGGAATGAACCAAGATGAAATGGCGAAAGCTATGGGATGGCATACCCGCTCTTCGTACGCTAAGCGTGAGAACGGTATTACAACAATTAGCGCTACCGAATTAGTAAAAATGGCAAGCATTTTGGGATACGGCGCCAATCAACTGGATCTTTTTTTTACAAATAGCGTTCCCGATAGAGAACGAAAGGGGATGACGGTATGAACGAACGCAATAAAAAAGCGCCCATTAATGCCAGCAATACCAATGGACACTCTAAGATTTCAGCAGACATGAGTACGAACGTGACATTGGACGTCACAGATTTAACCAGTCTGCTTCACCAAGCAATTACCCAAGCAAAGCAATTACAGACAACGATGAATCAAGTGAATGAACTTATGAAAGGCCAGTTCGGCGGAGCACCAATTCCGCAGTTGCCTTCTCGTTCATAGCACGCCAGGATTCAAAGTCTGTTTCCGATTGAACTTTTTTCTCCAGGTTTTTTTGTGGAAGAGCATCAAACGATTCTTTGTCCGTCACGCCTAAATCGGAAAAGAAGCTGTCGATTGAAGCTGACTTCGTATGCTCTTTCATAAAGCTATCTGGAAACAGCTCGGACCATTTGTAATTATGAGTTCCACTCATTGATTCCAGCTCATGCTGCGCATGTTCAAGCTTGTTGATTAAATCGTTAAAGCCGTCATCCATATTATTCACCTCCTTTAAGTTTCATTATCCGTCAGGAGGCGATCACAGGAAAGGAGGAAATGCCATGGAAACAATATTGAAGATTAACCCCGAAATCACTATCACGCTACCTGAAGACAAGGTAATCGTTGACCGTTCGGAATACGAGCAATTGAAGCGAGATGCTGATTATCGTTGCTGGTGGGACATTCCAGAATTAAACAAGCGTTATCACCAAGACAAAGATTGGTTTAAGCGCAATGTTTTTTGGCCATATGAACGCGAGCTTCGTAATCGCTTCGTGATGTACCCACATGGCGGTAAATCAAGTTACCGATGTAAGCCAGAAGAGTTTGACCAGTTTATACAGACGCACTTTCCAGAAATCAGTAAGAGGGCGGAGAAATGATTGGTTATTTACTAATTGCTGGTGGCTTCGGCGTGATCGTTGGTCACTGCTTAGGGCACAGCGGAAATTGGAGGCAGTGGATTGAATGAAGCAGAACGAACCATTGGTGATTTTCTGAAAGAGCACAACAGATTGGCACTGGACGTCATTCGTGGCAACCACACACCAATTGCAAAGATGTTGCTTGTCGAGAACGAGAAGCTACGTGCACGACTAGCGAAACTAAGGTGATGACGTGATGAACAATGAGGAATACGAACGAATTCTAGCCGAAACGAACCGCCAGATCGCGGCATATCACAAGGTTGCTGCTGATTATGGCCCCGACAATACTGATTTCCACCAAACGTATGCGATGGGTCAGGAAGATGGCGCACACGCGATCCTATTTATTATCAAGCAAGCCATGAAAAAAGCCGCCGGTATGCACACCAACGACTGATAGAAAGGAAAATATTATATGTCAGTATTATACGACTTAACAGACAAATTGACCAGTTTGCAACGACTGGCAGAAAGTGGCAACGCTGATCCAAAAGCGATTGCTGACACGATGGAAATGATTGAGGGCGACTTTGACGACAAAGCAGTTGGCTATGTCAAAGTCTATAAATCAGTCGAAGCAGACGTCAAAGAAATCGACGCTGAAATCAGGCGTTTGCAAGAACGAAAGACAAGTGCCAAGAAAAACGCTGCGACAATCAAATCACGATTGGCGCAAGCGATGGTTGAAACTGGTCGTGAACACATTCATACACCACTGTTCAGCATTTACACACGCATAACAGTGAGTGTGGAAGCACCAGAAGACCCGAATAAGTTGCCACCAGAGTTCATTAAGACCACGTTGATGGTCAACAAAGCTGACTTGAAGAAAGCGTTACAAGCTGGCCGCGAGGTACCAAACGCACGACTGGTTGAGAACATTGGACTGGGGGTGCGGTAGATGCAGCCAATTAAATATGCATCTGCAATTGATCGAACAAAGAACTGGCGGGTTTTGATTTATGGAAAGCCCGGCGTCGGTAAGACGTCAGCTATCCGTAATCTTAATGGCAAAACACTCGTGCTAGATCTGGATGACAGTTCAAAAGTGCTATCCGGTGCACCGAACATCGATGTGCAACCATTTGACCGAAGCAAACCAAGCGAAGAATGGAAAGAGTTCCTGAAAAATCTGGTTGAGCGTGTTTCTGGGTATGACAATCTGGTGATCGACAACGTATCAGCGTTCGAAAAAGACTGGTTTGTCGAGATGGGCAGGCACAGTAAAAACGGCATTGGCAACGAGCTTCAGGATTACTCAAGATGGACAAATTACTTTGCCCGTATCATGACCATGATCTTCATGGACGCGCCAGTAAACGTGCTAGTAACCGCTTGGGAGAACACACGAGACGTTACAAGTGAAACCGGACAATCGTTCAGCCAGTATGCGCCAGCAATTCGCGACAGCGTGCGTGACGGGTTATTAGGCCTGACAGACGTTGTAGGACGCGTAGTCATCAGCACAAAGACAAGCCACCGAGGAGTTATCCTTGCAGGTTCAGATGCAATCTTTGCAAAAAATCGTTTGGATGATCGAACTGCGTGCGCCATTGAGGACCTCTTTAAGTTTGGAAGTGACAGTGATGTTTCAGCTTCATCCTTACCAGAAGAAGCTAGTTAATCAAGCAAGAGAAAAGCTGGCTGATGGTCACAAATCTGTACTGCTAGTCAGCCCAGCGGGATCTGGTAAATCAGTTATCATCGCTGAAATAGCTAGGTTGGCAGTCATGAAGGGCGGACATGTTATGTTCACCGTTCACAGAAAAGAACTTATTGATCAAATCACGAAGACTTTTATTGCAAACGGAGTTGATTTGAACAAATGCACCATCATGACTGTTGGCAGAATTGCTAGACGCTTAGGAAAATTGCCAAAACCGACTCTAATCATAACTGATGAAACGCATCACAGTTTGGCAAAGACTTACCTAAAAATTTATGGATTTTATAAAGACGTTCCACGCTTAGGTTTTTCAGCAAGCCCCTGGAGACTTTCAGGAAAGGGACTGGGGGATGTTTATGAAACCATGGTTGAGGGTCCAACAGTGAAATGGCTAATTGAACATCACTACTTAGCGCCTTTTGACTACTACGCGCCAACATTAATTGACGTTGAAAAGCTAAAGAAATCATCAACTGGTGATTACTCCACGAAGTCAATTGATGAGGCCAATACAAAGATGATTTTTGGTGATGTTGTTAGTCACTACCAGAATTTGGCCAATGGACGCCAGGCTATTGTTTATGCCCACAGCATTGAAGAAAGCAAGCGTGTTGCGGCAACGTTCAATGCTGCTGGTATATCTGCCATTCATGTTGATAGCAAAACATCTGCTTTGGATCGTGATAAAGCGATGACGGCCTTTAAAAATGGAAAAATTAGAATCATATCAAACGTCGATCTCATCTCAGAAGGGTTTGACGTTCCCGAATGTGGCGTTGTCATGATGCTGAGGCCAACTGCTTCTCTTGTCCTTGACATTCAGCAATCGATGCGAGGAATGCGCTATAGGCCGAACAAAAGAGCAATCATTATTGACCATGTCGCGAACGTTTATCGCTTTGGCCTTCCTGATACTGACCGTGAATGGTCGCTTAAAGATCGGCCTAAGCAGGAAAAGCACAGGGGTAAATCAGACGGACCTGCGATCAAGAGCTGTCCAAAATGTTACGGAATCGTTCCTGCACAGGTTAAACAATGCCCACTTTGTGGATATTCATTCAGAGCAGATGGTGCTGATCTTGAAGTTGATCCTACGGCCAAGTTAAAAAAGGTAGACAAGAAAGTATTCAAAATAGTTGCGGACTATTCAAAAACAAAATATGGACAAATGAAAGCTGAAGATGCCGAGTCGCCAGAAGACATGTACGCAATTGCAAAAGCACATGGCTATAAGCCTGGATGGGCTTACCACCAGATTGTGGCTAGGGGATGGCTAAAGGAAAGGAAGCGAGCGTAGATGCGTGGAGCCATTGAATATGAAGGAAAAACATTCGGAAAACTTAAAGTGATTGGGCGCACCGGCTTTACATCACGAAGTGCGGGAACCGAATTGCTGCCGAACATAAATATTTAGGAGGAANCCATCGCGTTTGAACATAAATATTTAGGAGGAAACTAATATGTCATTCATTACAGCAGATTATAGCAAGAACCAGGAAAACGATTTTTCACCACTTCCACAGGGTGAATATGAAATGGTCATTACGCAAGCCGGTGAAATTTCAACTAAGGGTGGATCAGAATCACTACAGCTACGTCTCACGGTTCGCAATGATCTTGATGCAGCAGAGCCAAAAACGAATGGAAAGTATCATAACCGAGTTGTCTTTTTCGATAACTGGAAGCGCAAAGCTACGAACCAATACGATATGGACGGTCTTCAGTATGTATTGGAAGCGACAAAGATCCCTGAAGGCACTCCATTAAATAGCATCAATGATTTCTGCAAGGCTATTTATCAGGGAAGTNTTTCAAAGTTGAGAAAAACCCTGAATATGGTGATCGGAACACAGTGGCCCCGTGGAGCGTTCATGCTAGCAAGTATCCACAAGTCGCTCACAAATTTAAGGATGATTCTCAACCAAGTCAGCCTCATGAACCGGTTGACGATTCCGACTTGCCATTCTAGGAGGATTAAGAATGTATGAACGCATTCCAGCAGAACTACGGTCCCTAAAACAATGGGGCTGCTTTCACCGAATCTGGCAACCAGAAAAAAACAAATATACTAAGATTCCTTATTCTGCCTTAACTGGCACAAAAACAAGCTCAACGGACTCAAAACAGTGGGTAACTTTTGAAGAAGCAATCACAGCATTACAGGCTTATGACCTTGACGGGCTTGGATTTTTCTTTGCAAATGNGCAAGCTTATGACCTTGACGGACTTGGATTTTTCTTTGCAAATGGATATGTAGGAATTGACGTTGATCATATTGGCGATGATTTGGAGAGACTAGAAGAGGGACAAACCGACGACAATGTCGCATGGGAGTTCATGAATACTTTCAAGTCATATACCGAAAGGTCAATGTCTGGTACTGGTATTCACATCATTGTCAAAGGCGAAATACCCGGTACACGCCGAAGAAAAGCTAATGTTGAGATGTATCAAAGCGGGCGGTTCTTTGCAATGACTGGCGATGAGATTGGCAAGTTTCATTCAATCAATTCTCCCGCAGAAGAGGAATTCAAGCGGATATATACAAAGTATTTGGAGCCAAAAACCGTCATCGATTTGCCCAGCAGGTACAATTTAGTACCTAACAATCTTTCTGAAGATGAGATCATCATTAAAATGCTGAAATCTAAAAGTGGTGATCGAATTAAGAAACTGCTCAACGGAGGCTGGGAGCCATTATATCCATCTCAATCAGAGGCTGATCTGGCATTCGCAAATGACTTGGCATTTTGGACAGGCAGAGATTTCACCCGGATGGACAGTATATTCCGCCATTCATCGTTAATGAGACCAAAGTGGGACGAGAAGCACGGCAAAACAACCTACGGCGTTTCAACGCTCAACCGAGCCATTAATGATGTGCGTGACACTTATCAGCCGAAACATGAAAAGCCTAAATACAAGCTTGGATTTATTACTGACACTGGCAAGCCAAAAGCGTTTCCTCCTCGTTCGTGGGATGACACAGGCAATGCAGATAGGTTTGTTGATCGATATGGTGATGTCGCAAGGTACAGCTATATCGATAAGGCTTGGTATATCTACAATGGTAGCTTCTGGGAACTTGATAAGCGTGGCTTATTGCGAACCATGATTGACGAAGTAGTTGCTGACTTGAAAAAGGAAAAGCCAAAAACTCCTCCTGATGTTGATCCGGAAAAAGCTGAGAAGGAATGGGCAAAGTTTTGCAAAACCAGTCGTGGGAATCGTGCTAAAAGAGCGCTTGAAGATGAGATTCAACATCGTCTACCGGTGACAACTGATGAATTTGATGCTGATCAGACCTTAATGAATGTCGACAACGGATATATTGATTTATCTGATGGGACTCTTCACGAGCATGATATCAAGAAAATGTTCTCGAAGAAATCAAACGTTGAATATTCAGACACTGTTGAGTGTCCTGAATGGCAAGCCTTTTTGAATCAGACTTTCAATGGGGACAACGAATTAATTGACTACATTCAAAAAGCGGTCGGGTACTCATTAACAGGATCAGTTGAAGAGCAGGTCATGTTCATCCTTTACGGATCAGGGAGAAATGGTAAATCTGTTTTCATGGATACTCTCAAACACATAGCTGGAAGTTATTCACGCACGATGCAAGCTAAATCAATTATGGTTCAGCAGTCTAGCGGAGGTGCCAACAGCGATATTGCAAGGCTAAAGGGAGCTCGTCTGGTATCTGCAAGTGAACCAAATGAAGGCGTCCGACTAGATGAAGGACTTATCAAAGAGTTGACCGGAGGAGAATCTGTTACCGCACGTTTTTTATACGGATCAGAGTTCGAATTCAAACCAGAATTCAAGCTTTGGCTGTCAACTAACCACAAGCCAATTATTCGAGGAACAGACGATGGTATCTGGCGAAGATTGATGCTGATTCCATTTA